CTTCTACGAGGCTGTAAGAAATAGTTATTATGACTTCTACGTTTATACAGAGAATGACATAGTTTTTAATAGCGAGAACTTTTTATATTGGTTTTTCTATAAAGACAAACTTAGAAAATTAAACCTGGAGCCTGGATTCTGTCGTTATGAGTCTTACGAGTCTAAGCTAGTTCCTTTTGATAATCACCGAGTTTGGCAGCTTAACAGTGACACACGCGACGTCTGGGGTACGCGTCCCTATCGTGTTGAGTCTTATTTAACTCCTTTTGAGAAGTTTGTCGGCTTTGTGTCTTTAGGTAATCCGTATATGGGGATGATGATTTTGGATCAGGAAATGGCTGAGAGATACGTCAGATCCCAGAGTTTTGATCCTATAAAAAGTTTTGAGCTCACCCAGTTTCGTTGCTGGCCGCTCGCTGACAGAAGTTCTATGGGGCTTGCGTTCGAAGGTCTCCTGCCTGGTCAGGAACACCGCCGAGTTGTCCCCGTGGTACAGAGTGGTCAGAGTATTCAGATAGCACCTTGTGGCTTAGTTGAGCACTGTGACACAAAGTACAGTGAAGAACTCGAAAGGCAGTTAGGCTCTGTCTTGGATATCTCGGAGATGTTTGGCTATGCTTCTGCCTGACGGAACTAAATTAAAGAGTTTGTCAGAGACTGGTTTACCTGTTTTGCAAGGCGTGCACGACTCCGTTAATCACCCTTCTCACTACACGCAAGGTGTTATCGAAACTATCGATTACATGGAGTCTTGTCTGACTCCAGAAGAGTTTTGCGGGGGCTGCAAGATGAATGTACTCAAATACGTCTCTCGTGAGAAATTTAAAAACGGCGTCGAAGACCTCAAGAAAGCGCGTTGGTACTTAGATCGACTGATTTCTTACTTGGAAAAGCAAGCTGCGACGAGTTAGGATAAGTCAAACAGTCTCTTCGTATGGATATTCGCGCATTTGGATCTGTATATGGGCAGACGTCGATGCTGCCTTACGCGAGCGGATTTGGTTGGACTCCTGCGTTAGGTCGCAAGAATTTTCCCACCTGCCGAGCAATTTTTATTGAGGCAAAATCATCAAGCAGCAAGGACTACCTGACTGTTGAGCTCTCTGATGCACCTGGGCAACAGGCAACAGCAGTTAACTTAGATGGTAACGATCTTATCCCTCTTGCTTGTACTGCTTTGATAAGCGGTTCTGTTAACGGCGTGTTTGTTCTTTACTAATGGACCCCTACGCAAAAGCCGCTTTTGGTTTCGCTAAAGCGTACCAAATGAATATGCAAGCTGCCGATGAGCAGCGGAAAGCCAATCAACCGTCGAGCAATGCTTTTGCTGAAGGCGTGGCAGACGAGGAAACTGACTATCGTTACTCACCTCAGCCACAAGGGGCAGCTCCGCCGAATGAACAGTACAACGGCATGGAGTCTGACGACGGTAATGTTTTGGATCAGTCGAACGGTAACGCACTTATGCGAGCCAGGCAGAAGGTTTCAAAATATTTGCGAGAGCGAGATTGAGCTAATATAGTGTGACCCTGTTAGTTGCACTGTGCTCTTAGACTGTTTTACGTATTTTAACGAGCGTGAACTTCTTGAGCTCCGTATCAGGACGCTCGAGAATTATGTAGATGGTTTTTTGATCACAGACGCTAATAGGACGCACGCTACTGGTGAACTTAAACCGTTCACCTGCCTAGAAACGATTCGCGAGCTTGGCTTACCTGAGGAAAAAATTCAGGTAATGCACGTCGAACTACCCTCCTTGGAGGATGCCTCGGATCCGTGGATTCGTGAGCGAGGGCAGAGAGACGCGCTTGGTGTTGGTCTTCATCTTATGGATGACGAAGACATTTTTATCTGCTCAGACTGCGACGAGATCGCTAACCCGAAGAAACTAGAGGAAGTAGTTGAAGCTGTCAAAAGCAACAAAGATAAGGTTGTCCGCTTATCAATGTCTATGCACTACGGACGGGCTGATCGTCAACTCGTCTCCCCCGAGGGAGAGTTGTTTGACTGGAGGTGCGGCGTGGTCAGCACGGTAGGACAGTTAAAGGATTACGGCACCCTATCTTCTATGAGGTCCACGCAAAATAATTACTATGTGGGTACTCGAGACGCAGGTTGGCATTTTTCCTGGATGGGCGACTCCGATCGTCGTTTGACGAAATTAAAATCGATTGCGGAAGCTTATATTTGGGATCGTCCGGAAGTCCAGAAACTCTGTGAGGAGTTTAAGCCTGATGAAGGTAGTACAGATATGCTGGGGCGCCAGGATCATTTAATCACAACGTATCCGATCAGGGATTTGCCCGAGGAAGCGGTTAAACTGGAAAGAGTCAAGAAGTACCTTCTTCCCGATGGCTAATAGTATGCCAGCCGAGCTGTTAAAGAAATTTGCAGCAGACCGGGAGGCTAAAAAGGCTCCGAGCGGCGAGGAGACCCGTGGTGGTAGTGAGCAAATGAAGCGTGCTAAAGCCAAGGCCAAAAAGGCCAAGGAAAGCATCTTCCGGAAATGATCCTCGGATAGGATCCCTTTACTTGTGCGTATAGATGTCCAGCTCGACTGAAACTAGGAAAAGATTCACCGAGATCTTAGAGGCGTCACGCACTCAGGATCGGAGCAGCCAGGCGTCGACCATGGTTGTTCTAAGTCATCTTCAGCAAATGACTCTTCTTATGATTAAGAAGGGTCTTGCTTTCTACTGTGATCAAGATACTTACAAAAGCCGTACGAGATTTTTAGAAGACGTAATTGCGCTGAATAAGCTTGATATTCGTTTCCCTGCGATAATTCGTAATTTTCTTATTGATGGGTGTGGTCTGTTCTATTTTCGACCTGACCCAAAATTAAAGTATCAGATTTATTTTTTCAATAAGAATCAGTACAGGGTATACCATGACGTTAATGGTAATGTAGAAGAGGTTATTATTGTATATAGCTATAAGGTTAAAAACGCTAATCTCGGTCTACCCAGTAACAGCTACGGGCAGAACAAACGTTACGTACGCTTGACTATTACTGCTGACGAAATCAGCGAAGTCGAAACCGACACAGAGTTAAGCTTTGACCTTGAGCCTGGTGCTGTATTAACGCCTGCCAAGAAGCGACCTAATAATCTAGGTTTTATTCCTGCTGTTGAAGTTTTAAACAAACCCAACGCAAGTGGCACCGAGGGTGAAGGCGAGTTCGACCCTTTCATGGAGCAGATCGTTCTGCACGATCAGCTGACTCGGAATATCGCTAAAAATATTGAGTTCTTCGGTAATCCCACGCTTATCAGCTCGCGTCCACGGAGTGACCTGGTCGAAGCGAACGATTCTCAGAGCACTTTCCGCCCGACAATCAGCAGCCAGTCTGGTTTTTCTGGAGCCGATAGTCCTTCTACGCGTGTAAGCGAGCCTTTTGGCGCTGGCATGGGCTCGGGGTTGCGCGTCCCTCGCATCATTGCGAATGTAGAGCCCTCGGACCGCGTGGGCTACATGACGCCGGACCCGGTTAACGGCGACATGAATCGATACACGCTGTTACTACGAGAGGAAATTCGAACCGCATTAGGTGGTGTCGATGAGATTTCTATCTCGGCAGGTGCGACTGCTACCGAAATTAAAGGTTTGATGGGTCGGGCTCAGGCCACGGCTCTGCGTAAGAACAAGAGCTTCCTTACATACGGCTTTAATCGTTTGCTCGAGATGATGATCTATCACCAAGAGGTTATCTTCCGGGAATCGTTTATTGCCGCCGCTGGACTCAAGGAACCTAAAACTCCAACGGAGGAAACCGAAGAAAATCTGCAGAAATATCAAACATCTCTAGCGAAGTTTGAGTCGAAGGTTAACCAAACGATTCAATTAGCTCTGCAGGAAAACAAGGTTCCTCCTGGTGTTATTGGTCTACCTGAAGATGGCGATCGGACTGTTACTTACCGGTATCAGGGCGATGTGTACGAAGACACGGCTTACGACATAAATCAAAAGTCTATTGTTGTTCGTAACTTACAAGAGCTCGGTGTGGATAGTATCGAGGCTCTTAAGTTCCTTTTCCCTGAGAAAACTGATTCTGAACGGGCCGAAATGTTGAAGGGTTTCCCCTTCCGTATGGTCCAGCAAACACAATCAGCAATGCAACAATTTCTGGTATTATTAAGCCAGATGTTGCAGTCTCCGCACCCTCTTGCGCCTGATCAGCCTCTTGCGGCTGATCCTAGACTGAATATCACTCCGCTCCTTTACAGGACATTCGACCACCTCGCGGAAGAACTAACTTACTCGGGTAGCTATGAGCCAGCAGATCCAAGCTTCGACCCCGAGCCCGGTCTCCCCGGCGGCAGCCCCGGC